TAATTGGTTCTAAAAATTCTGCTGGAACTGGAAACTTACCATAAGGTTTTACATTCAAAGCTATATGTTCACATGATTGTTTAAACAATGGATTAGGTATATCTTCTAACCCTCTGATTAATAAATCTAATCCTTGTCCTAATGGTAACTCAACTTGAAACAACTTAGCTATAACATCTAAAGCTTTTAATATATTTTGTTTATGTGCAGGTTCTAATAAAGATTCTATTTGTGTAATCATATTAGTAATATTTCTATTAAGATATATGCAATCATTGTCAGCTTTATTTAATTGTTTTAGTTGGTTTGGGAAGGCTCTCCAGATTGTGTCTATCTGAATATTCTCTAAGTCGCTTGTCGTTAGCTTCAACCACATTGGTTGTCCGACTACTTGCCCTTCCTTTCTGTATTTGTTTGTCCATTTTAATAGACCTTCTGCACCAGAACTTGAATGCGGAATCCCAATCACTCCGTATCTCACCGGTGCTGAGATAGTAGTCTCTAAATTGTTTTCTTTCATACTCATAATCAATCTCCTCTATGTTATTTATAATATATTTTTTAGTTGCATTAGTTGGTTGATAACTTCTAGAAATTTTGCGTTTGATTGCAGGTCGTTCTATCTGTTTAATTTTACCATGCGAATTAACAGTATCATATATTTCTTTCTCTATGTCTAGCCAGTAGTTCTGTGTTTCTTGTGTGGATTGCGTGAATTGTGTATGAAAATTATTGTATAAATAAATACAACTAGTCCTATCTAAATTCATAAACCTAGATAATAATGTATCTTGCATACTAGAATTTCTTTTTATTATCCAACAAAGAAACATTCTTATCTTTAACATTTCTTTATTGCTACGCCTAGCACTTAGTATATCTCTTTCAGATATACCATATTCATTTTGAATAAAACCTACTGCACCTATATAAAATAAAATGTTTTCACAATGCTCTATTAAATCTATCTTACTGGCTTGGAAGTCATCAGTATTTCTAATAGGTTTATCTATTTTTATAGGTGCTAACGCTGTTTCGGTATTTGATTTTCCCATTTGTTTATATCCCTACTTGGTATTTCATGGATAGTTATCCCATAAATAACTTCCACTAATTTTTTTTTCATTTTATATACATCAGTAACTTGTCCTTTAACATCTTCAATAACTCTATTACCTATAGCTTTATTTTCTAAGACAGTATCGTATTCAAAGTCTGCTCGGTACTGACATATCTTTACATTATTAACCATACAATCAAACTTAGGTTGTAACTTTAGGTTAGTAATCTTTCCCTCATTCCATAATATTTGTAATTGTTTAGCTCGTTCACCTTCAGCTTTACTGTGAAAAAATTTTTTCTCACCATACCATTCTAAGTATATGCCTTGTGCATTGTATTTATTTTTTCTTTTTCCTATCGGCTTTCGCATGGATAGGGCAGAGCCACGTTTCGTACCAGTCGTGCGTTTCATAACAATATAATCCACATATCTTACATACCTTTCTTTTCTCTTGCTCTTCTCTACTCAGCTGATGAAACCACCAACCATTTACTTTAGTTTTGGAACGGCTTTTATTTCTACTTCTAATACTTCACTCCAACAAACTAACATAAAGAATGATGGTATTCTATCTCCACATTCCCACTTACTTACCAGTCCATCAGCACAACCTATCTTATAATCCACTTGTGCTTGTGTATAATTACATTTCTTTCTTGCCTTAACCATAGCTGTTACAATTTTTTTGTAAGGCTTATAAGTTATAGCGGGGGTTTTCATTAAGCCAATCCCATACTTTCTTAGCAGTATCTTCTCTTAATGTAGTATGCTTTTTTTTTATTCTATAAAATGTACTGTCTGGCATACCACATTTTCTAAAAGCTAATCGCAAATCAATTCCTTTTTGCTCTGCTAATTTTTTTAATTGTTCTTCATAAGTAATCATTATGCAAATATGCTACGATTTATTTATGATGTCAATTAATTGTTGGGCTAACTTTCTCCTACCCTCTACATAATCTTTACTTAACGCATCTTTAAATGGGTGTGTCTTTCTATCTAAGTCTTTAACTTTTATTAAATACTCTTTTATATTATCTATAATTTTTTGTTGTTTTGCATTGATATGTAATTCTTTACTTATCTTTAAAAACATTTTATCTAAATTATTTATCTGTGTTTTAAGTTTCATTTTGAATTCCCCTATCACAGATTACACTTACTAAATCTTCCTCCATTTGTTGAAGCCTATTATCCAGATGTTCTATTTTCATATAGATGTCTAACAAATTAACTTCCTCTCCCATATATTTTTTATTAATTAAAGATTGTATATGCAAGACAATAACTTTTAATTCATCTTCATCTAATTGAAATAGATTTTCTTTTATTTCTTTTTGTAGTGCTTTAGCTTTATACATTATATTCATTTGATTTCCTTTCAAAGTGATAGAACATTTCTTGTGCATGTCCGTAAGGTAATTTATTTGTAACAACAAATCCAAAATATTTTAACCAGCGTATACTTATTTTATTATCTATATGCACATAGTTATATAGTGTATCATATCCTTGTTGCATATCATCAATCCATCTAGGACATTCTTTTAAAAATTGTTTAGTATGATTTAACAATTCATCACTAGATAACAACCAAGCTATACCCTTACCATAATGAAACGGACAAGGTACTACTCCAAACATACCGATAACTTGTTCTTCTTTAGTACCTATAATAGAAAATGTTTTATGTTTCTTTACACTAAAAGCATACATCAAAGCTTCTAATGGTTTAGCCCTATGACTAGCCCAGATTTCTTTGACATCTGCTACCCTCATTTTCTTAGCAAGGATAGCAGGGTCAGTAAGCTTAGCTTTCCTAACATATTTTTCTTTAGTCATCTATGGTGCTACTAGTATAGTTAGGTTGTACTTGTTTAATAATTTTTTTTGCTTGGCTTTTCATTTCATCTTGCTTTTCATCTAGCTTTCTAATGTCATGGTTTAGTACAGCTATTGCACTGCTCCAATCCTCATTCAAGATGTGTTGTTTTAGTTGATTAACTTTTTTTATTTTTAATTTAACTTTATCTATATAGATTTCATGCTGATATATAGGTATCATTTTCTCTTCATGATTCATTAGTTTTTCTAGCTCCTCTCTACTGTTCTTGATGGACTTGAGGTTTATACAAATAGGTTGCATATGTTGTACCCTTTTCTCTGGTCATTATTGTTTGAATATTAAAACCATCTTCTCTTAATCTATGTATTACAGAAGCTAATCTATAACTGTTAAATTTTTCTATTGCTTCTCTTTGTGTTATTGGTTTATGTTCTAAACATACATGTTTATATATTTCAAATGATTTGTTCATAGATTTTTCTCCTCTTTAATAAACCATTCTCTTACTGATTCTATTATATCTAATCTACCCATTGCAAAACCTCTATCAAATCCCTCTTTATATATTTTATTTTCTTTATACATAATAGTATGATGTTCAGCTATGCTTTGTTCTCTATCTTCTCTATCTTTTCTATCCATATACTCGGCTAGTTCTGCGTTGCTCATAGTCTCAACAAGTTTGTCTTCGTTCTCTTGTCTTTCAATATCTAGGTCTGACATTCTACCCATTGTGTATTACCTCCTTAAATTTAGATTCCATTTTATGATGAGTAATTAAAACAAATTCTTTTGCTTTAATTTTTTGTTCTATTTCTTTGGTTGTTAATCCAAGATATTTATTACGATACCTTGATGTAGTCTTTGAGTAATCATAATATTCTTTATTCAAATATACTTCATCTAAATCATAATCACGAATAGCTATAACAGTTTCATAAGATTGAAACACATCACAATTATCTAATCTAATTACATATTGATTAGGAATTGTATTTCCTTTATTACTTTTCATATTATTTATTATCATTTATTTTCCTCCATAAACTATTGATTCAAATTGTTTAAAGACTTTCATCTTAGAACCTTTTAAATTATTTTCTTTCTTTATAATATTATAAGCAGAACTTCCTTTACTTCTACTCATACCTAGTATTTCTAACCTTAATGCTTTTAATAAAGTTAAGTTTCTAAGACTTCTAAT